GAGGCAGAGACCAGAGAGTATGCTGAGAAGGAACTTGAAATGCTTTCTGATAGATTTCTTGCTAATACAGTCATGGAAGACTGGGACTATGAATTGACTGAGATTGAAACTTTTCCACCAGGTATCGAATAATGGATGATTTTAACACACCAGGATCAAATAAGTCTTGGATGGACGATGGGTTTAAAAAGTATGTAATTCAATATCAACTAGATAATGTGGTGAATTTATTAGATGCTAAAGTAGAACGTTGTCGTGTCTATAATAGTGATAATAGAGATGAAGTTTACAATCAAATCATCATTACTTACAAAGAAGACACATGCAAGCAGTAATTTATTCTAACGGAAGTCAAGAGTGCGAAAGGGCTTGTATGCTCTTGAAAAGTATTCATGAAGATTTCCATGAATACTTCTTGAATAAAGATTTTACAAATAATCAATTTCATGCAGAGTTTGGTGACACTGCCGAGTACCCACAGATTGCGATCGGACTTAAGCATCGTGGAGACCTGAAGGAGACCTTGCATTATTTGAATAAACATAATTACATATGTTCGTGTTGATACGAAGACACTTGACTAAATAGATACAGCGGTCTATAATAGACCTATCGTTCATCCGAGAGATCGGACGCAAGTAAGTCGCGCAACGGAACCGTTGATCCCATGCTAGAACTATTATTCTATACATCACTCACCTGCCAACAAGCTGATACAATCATGCTTAGAATGAAAGCAAATGAGAATATCTCAAATGTTTTTAAGGTAGAGTTGATAGAGACCGTAAAGGAATCTACCCCTGAGTGCTATTGGGACGCAAACGACTAAAGGAACGGATTAAAATCCAACTACTTTAGGAGTAACTACAATGAACACACTAAACATGATTCGTAAGCAGATCAATAAGGCATCTGCTCTTCACGACGCACAGATTACTCACGCTGCATATCGTGGTGTTGAGTATGATACACGTTGTGTAGAATCAAAAGAGACCCACGGTACATTCTGTTATCGTGGCAAACTTTATACTAAGTAAAGTTATGGAAGCACTATAAGTCGCTGGGATTGTATCCCTCGTAAATATGACGTTTCTATGAACTAGTTCTGCTCAATAAATGAGAAGGGGGGTTGCAAAACCCCCTTTTTTTGTGTATAATTACTTCTGTGTACGTTTACTTTCATGGACAAAGAAAAACTGAAACTAATCGTAAAAAACTTAGAGTCACTTATTGAGTGTCTTAAAACTGAAGTATATTCAGATACAGAGTCATATCTAGAGTGTGATAAAACTGAAGTATATTCGGATACAGAGTCATATCTAGAATATGATAAGATTGTTCAGTATATCACCGACTATGACGAAGTATTTTGCGATAATGAGGAACATCTAGACTAATGTATGAAGAACTAAACTGCTTTGAAGAAGCACTTAAACACTTTGGCACAAGAGTTGAAATTATCTGTGCTATGGAATTGGCAAAAAAGATTTCATCCGAAGATGCCTATAAACATATTAAGGACGAGATGAAAGAAGTAAAAAAATGTCGTAGGAAATTTAGTAAAACTGAAGGTAACTGTGAATGATGAACTCTGCTAACCTTATCTCTGTGACGCCTGATGCAGAAAAGCATATGGCATATTGTGCGAGAGTAAGTAACCCAAAGAACCAAGATAACGAAAAGTTTGATGGACTGTTGAAGTATTGTATCAAGCATCAGCATTGGTCTATCTTTGAGCAAGCATTTATGACACTGGAAATTTCTACCACCAGAGGAATCGCAGCTCAAGTGTTGCGTCATCGCTCGTTTACATTCCAAGAATTTTCACAACGTTATGCAGATTCATCTTTGCTTAGTGATAAAATTCCTCTCCCCGAATTGAGGCGTCAAGATATAAAGAATAGACAGAATTCTATTGATAATCTTGATGCGTTTGAAGTACAAAATCTTGAGTTGCAGATGCAAACTTTGTTTGATTCTTCTATGGCACTCTATAAACAAATGTTAGAGCGTGGTGTGGCAAAGGAATGTGCTCGTTTTGTGCTTCCCCTCGCCGTACCCACTAAAATTTACATGACGGGATCAATTCGGTCATGGATGCATTATATAGATCTGCGTTCTGCTAATGGAACTCAGAAAGAGCATATGGATATTGCAAACTCTGCTAAAGAAATCTTCTGTGAACAGTTTCCTACTGTTGCTACTGCTCTCGAATGGGTTTCCTAAATATTGACATGACACTCATTTAAACTATGCCGACTTACAGATTTGAGAATATGGAAACGGGTGAAATATTTGAGAAGTGGATGTATATGGCAGAGAAAGATCCATATCTAAAAGAGAATCCACTTCTCAAACCACTTCTTCCAACACAAATGAACGTTGGAGAGGTTGGAGATTGGGTTAACAAGCTTGTCAAACAAAAACCTGGTTGGAACGAAGTTCTAACCAGAGCATCTAAGATGCCAGGAGCAAATGTAAAGCCTATTACCTGATTATATGCCACGTAAAAAAGTAGACAATCCAGTACCGTTTGGGATGAGCAACAAACATATGAAAAGAAAAAAACCAATCAATCTTGATTATATAAAAAAGATTGAACCTCTTACGAAAAATCAAGAAGAACTTTTTCGTTGTTATAAACTGGATCAAAACTTAGTTGCGTATGGTGCAGCTGGAACAGGAAAGACCTTTATCACCCTCTATAACGCTCTCAAAGACGTTCTGAGTGATCGTAGTCACTATGAGAAGATTTACATCGTTAGGTCACTTGTAGCGACTCGTGAGATTGGTTTCCTGCCTGGTGATCATGAGGATAAGTCTTCTCTTTACCAGATTCCATATAAGAATATGGTAAAGTATATGTTTGAAATGCCAGACGATAGTGCATTTGAAATGCTCTATGGCAACTTGAAGACTCAAGGAACGATTAGTTTCTGGTCTACTTCTTTCATTCGTGGTACTACACTTGATAATGCAGTCATTATCGTTGATGAGTTTCAAAACTTGAATTTCCACGAACTTGATAGTATTATTACTCGTGTAGGTGAGAACACTAAGATTATGTTCTGCGGTGATGCCACTCAGTCTGACCTTACTAAACAGAATGAAAAGAATGGTATCGCTGACTTTATGAGAATCTTAAGAGCAATGCCATCATTTGATATTGTTGAATTTGGTCTTGAAGATATTGTCCGTTCAGGTCTCTGTAAAGAATACCTCGTTGCAAAAAATGAATTAGGTCTTTGATGTTTAACCATATTGATTTGAATATTCCTTCATTGGATCGCGAAACCATTGACGGAGTTCGTTATTATAAAGTTCCAGGAGAAAATGGACTGAAGAAGTTAGTTTCTATCACTTCAGTCACTTCTCATTTTAATAAAGCAAAGTTTGCTGCATGGCGTAAGAGAATTGGTGAAGAAAAAGCCAATAATATCACTCGTAAAGCAACAAGTCGTGGTACAGATATGCATACTCTTACTGAGTATTATCTGAAGAACGAAGAACTGCCCACAGTACAACCTATTTCAGAGCATTTGTTCAAGATTGCTAAACCTACTCTGAATCGTATAAATAATATTCATGTATTAGAAGGTTCTCTTTTCAGTCAATACTTAGGTATTGCGGGTACGGTTGACTGTATCGCTGAATTCGATGGAGAACTTTCAATCATTGATTTCAAAACTTCAAAGCAACCTAAACCCCGCGAATGGATTGATGGTTATTTTGTTCAGTGCTGTGCATACGCATGTATGCTTCATGAATTGACTGGTATCCCTGTCAAAAAGTTTGTGATTATTATGGCATGTGAGAATGGTGAGGTAGAGGTTTATGAAGAGTATGATAAGGCAAAATATATTAAGTTGCTTACGCAATATATCAAGAAGTTTGTAGATGATAAGTTAAAACAATATTCTTGACATTAAGATAAATTATTTGTATAATATTATGAGACTTGAGTATAAGAATTTGCACATTACAGTTCTGGGCACTATGGAGAATGAATTAGAAAAGGTATTGGAAAGTAAATTCTTTTGCAAGTCTCGCTTTGCACAAGAGATAGAAGAACTTGTTCGTGATAATTCTAATATGAATTATATTGATGCAATAGTTCACTTCTGCGAGCAAAATAATATTGAATTAGACTCCGTACCAAAACTAATATCAAAGCCATTGAAGGAAAAGATTAAGTATCAGGCAATGGAGTTAAACTTTCTTAAGCGAACTTCCAGAGCAAAATTGATCTTTTAATTCATTTTTGGTCGAAAAAAAATCCGGCAAAAATTTTACGCGATTACCTTTTTATAATGGCACCTTTTGAAGCTTATAAAACGTATCTTGCTCTAAAGAATCACTTCACTAAGAGTACATATGATTATCATAAGTACAACAAAAAAACCAGAGCAAGTCTCCAATCATTTTACAAACGTAAGGATAGATTTTGGTTTGAGAAAGTATCAAGACAAAAAACAGAAAAAGAAGTAGAGCAATTTTTCGTTTCTAATTTCATTACCTGTAGCGACCCACAGACGTTGTGGATTGGTGAGATTATTAGGAATGGTGAAGGTAACTATAGAGAATGGCAGAAGAAAATTCAGTCACTTTCTTATATTTTTAAGGGAGAAGTAGAATCAGTTTTTGCTGATGTAAACTTTGACTCTTTATTTCATATAGAGGGTTCTAGGCATCCTATGATATTAAAGATGCATCTTCGAGGTAATATATCTTTGGAAACAATGATTATATTAGATAGAATTCTTGGATATAAACGAAAATTTGACAAGAAATTAGATGATCCAGTATGGCAGTTGATATCTATGAAAATGTCCAAATATGGTCCTTTTCTAAATACCGATGTATTTCGTTTTAAGAAAATTCTTAAGCAAGTAGTTTTAGGGGAAAGATGAGTTTTTTTGATTCAGAAGTTGTCCGCGCAGAGATGACTGAAATTTCCGAACTCCAAGAGGAAGTTTACAAAAGTGTATTTGATTTTTCTCGTATGAACAAGGAAGAGCAAATACATCATGTTGGGATGTTGGAGCGTTTGCTGAATAGGCAAAAAATTCTCTACACCCGTATGAGTCTCTCTGATGACCCAGAAGCAAAAGAAATGAAAAAAAGAATGTGCGATTCTGCTGCTATGATGGGGTTACCCCCTGACATTGATATGAACGTCATTTTTAAAAATATGTCCACTCTTCTGGAAACTATGCGCGAACAGATTGACAAGACAGGTACGGACCTGTAGAATAACGAAGTCCAAACAAACCAAATCCAAATAAACCGAGATAATCCAAATGACTTTTGCAAATCTTAAAAAGCAGTCTCAACTTGGTTCTCTGACCGACAAACTGGTCAAGCAAGTTGAAAAGATGAATAACAATGGCGGTGGAGGCGCTGATGAGCGTTTCTGGAAACCTGAAATGGACAAGACTGGCAATGGATATGCAGTCATTCGTTTCCTGCCTGCACCTGATAGTGAAGACCTTCCTTGGGTCAAGATGTATTCCCATGCCTTCCAAGGATCTGGTGGTTGGTATATTGAGAACTCTCTGACCACTCTGGGTCAGAAAGACCCTGTTTCTGAACACAACAGAGAACTGTGGAATAGTGGCATTGATGCAGATAAAGAGACTGTTCGTAAGCAAAAACGTAAACTGTCTTATTACGCAAACATCTATGTTGTGCGTGACCCTGCTCATCCTGAGAACGAAGGTCGTGTCTTCTTGTATAAGTTTGGTAAGAAAATCTTTGACAAGATTCTTGCTGCTATGCAACCTGAGTTTGAAGATGAAGAACCTATCAATCCCTTTGATTTCTGGAGTGGTGCTAACTTCAAACTGAAACTGAAGAAAGTTGCAGGATACTGGAACTATGACTCTTCTGAGTTTGATCGTGTCAAACCTCTCCTGGACGATGATGATGCATTGGAATCTCTTTGGAAGAAAGAGTATTCTCTGAATGCTCTTGTTACTGAAGACCAGTTCAAGTCTTATGATGATCTGAACAAGCGTCTGAAGTATGTCCTGGGTCAGAAGTCTGCTCCACCTACTGTTCGTGAACAAGAAGAACAGTATTCTAGTTTTGAGCAAAGCACTCCTACTCGTGAAGAGAACGTAATGCAAGAACTAGAGCAGTCTTATCAACGTAGTAAGTCTGAACTTCCGAATGATCTGAAGAATGAACTGAACACCCTTAGTTCTGGTTCTGATATCGCTTCCTCTAATTCTTCTGAAGAAGATGATGCACTGTCTTACTTCCAACGTCTGGCTGAAGAATGATTATTCGTATAATCTAATATTATCGCCTTTTTTCAGGGTGGGGGTCAGGTATTGATCTCCACCTTTTTTGTATGGCATAATTTCTTCAATGTCATTAAATATTACATTCAAGTATGTTGGTTTTAGAATATAGATATTTCTCTTATCGTCTTCAAGTCTTTCTTCATGTTGGTAATTTGTTACTTCTCTGATGAAAGAACTTGTTGGGATAATCTGGTAATAACCTAATGAATCATCGTAGTATTCAAAATAATAAGAATTGCCACTAGTTTCTGACTTAAACAGAACTTCTTCTGAATTATTGGAACTCAATGTTGGATTTGCTATTGTTGATGTTGATGCTAATTCGTATGTAAATGCTCTAGCAATATTGTCATTACTACCAGCAACTACACTAGTGACAACAAATCTTCCATTGTATTCGTTCTCAGAAACGTTTTCAATGACTACTTCATTACCAACTTTGAGATTTAAAATACCAACTTTAGGTGTTACTGTCACTTTAGTTGATGGAATTACACCATTACCAGAGAATATTTGACTAATCTTACTATTGTTGAATTTAATGAAATTGCCATTGGTATTCCAATTTTTTGGAAGTCTAGTTCCTTTCTTTAATAGAACTGTTCCTGCTGTATTTTTAACATCTTCACTCACTTCGTAATGATGAACTCCGTTGTATAAATTATCGTAAGTGCTATACTTATCAAGCATCAATTGATCAAATACCAGTTGTGGTGTTGGCCATTCTGATTGAAGATTTAGAATATTATTAGAAAGTAAAACAACCCAATCTAAGGTAGAATCATCATAGAATTTAAAAGCAATATTATCTGGTCTTTCATCACCAATGATTGAATATTTGGTGAAGAAAATTAGATTTTCAAAGATGTCTACACGAAGTTTTCCACGTTTAAATAAATTTTTGACAGCAACGTAATCAGATATTGTTTTATTATCTGCTCGTCTGTTGACGTATTCAAAATTTGGAACTTGTCTGAAGTAACTTGCCATTTTAGTAACCTATTTCGGTGGTATCATTACTATAATCAGAACTTGTAATTGGTTCTAGTTCTTGGAACTGCATTGTGATTGCATATGCAGTCATAGTGCCATCTTCTTCAAAGGACATATAAGAATTGTCAGGTGTATAATCAACATTACATGATACCAATGCACATTTTTTTATTTTATTTAAACCTGGATGATCAGTTTTAACACCACGCATATATTTAATTTCAAATGCGTTCGGTGCTTTTAAAAAAATATCTGTCTTAGTCTCTTGTACTGCCATTCCCTCTTTAAAAAACCTAATTATTTTTTTAACTTGTATTGCTTCATTTTTACTTCTTGGAGAAAGATAGAACCGGAAATTGAAAGGTCTTAATGTAGGTCCACGAAATAGTAATTCAACGTTTGGATTTAAAATTCCTCCAGATACCCTTGATAAGAGACTATTATTACCAATTGCTTGTCCAATAAGATAAAGTTGTGCTGCTGTAGCAAGATCACCCTCTGCTGCTTTAAATGCTTGTTTAACTTTTCCTTCCAACCCGGAAAACGACTTCCCAATATCGCTAATATCCGAGCTCATTAAAGAAGTTGCAAGAGTTGCTTGAATAGGATTTAGATCTCCTGCACCCCATTCAACTCTGTTTGAATCTGTTATTTGACTTTGTAAAGGAAGTGTTACAGTTCCTAGTGGTTTTTTAAATTCTCTTGTACCAAATCCAGTTATTATTTTCTGATTTTGAGTATTAATCACTTCTCCATTTAATGCCCCCGATTTCACGCCATATTCATACATTGTAAATAAAATTCGATCTTGTTGATCGCTTATTTTATCTGGATATCTTGAATTGCCAAAGTTTCTTAGGTTGGTTTTAACAGCGAATGGATTTACTTGTACCACTGGCGGTGGTTCGGCAAGTGGTTGAGCAGTATTTCCTGCTAAACCAGTTCTATTTCTCTTGTCATTGTCCTTAAAGTCTTCTTTTTTGTTAATTGTTATCTGAGCATTTCTATTAACATTGAGAAATTGTCCTTCACCTTTATTGTTGAATTTTGCAACTTCTTTATTGAAGAGTGCTTTATCTTGTTCACTAGGACTTGTATCACCTTTTGCTAAAGGTGTAACATCCAATGCTTCCTTATTGGGAGTATAAGTTCTTTCATCTTCATTCTTAGTTGCAAGTATTGCATAAAATTTTGTTCTAGGAATTCCTCCAAGACTGGATCCAGTCGTTGATGTTAAAGTTTCAGTAGTTCTTGAATTTTCTGGCAGTTTATCAAATTCTTGTTTAGTTATTTCTTTCGTTAAATTTACTTGCGCTCCATCTACAACACCTTGTGGGTCTACATTATATACTGCTTGTGAGCGTAAACCCTCAATCTTCAGGTTGTCTATTTGTAAACTAAAGTTACCAGAATTAACAGTTTTATCCGCCATCAGACATACATTTTTAGTTATTTATCCTCTTTTTTCCATAAGGTAAAGAACTTAAGTATCTCACTTCGTTTTCTCTTACAATGTGTAGAGAACCCACAACTTCTGCCCAAGTATATTGTCTTATTTGACGCCAATGATAGTTATATCCTTTGAACCCCCATCTAAAGATTTCAGTTACTGCAACTAAAGGATGTTCGTCATACTCTAACTTTGGAGTCTTTGCTTGATATACAAAGGTATAAAACTTACCAGCATCAGGTATTAAGTCAGTTTCGTTGAATATCTGTAGAATATTCATCATTATAAGGTCAGCATCTTCGACACCTTCAATTGCAAGTGCTTTTCTGAGTTGAGACACTTTGCTAGAAGAAGTTTGTATGTCCTTACCGAAACCCTCTGCCATTACTTGATACCTAGTTGGTCTTCTGTAATAATTTTGAACTCTAATAATCTATCTTTACACCACTCGTCTGCTGCTTTCCACTTTGCTTCATTGACAGCATATGTTTTCACTTCGTTGATATATGTTTTTGTTCTTTTT